AAGGTCGAGGGGCATGGCGTCACCGCGCCAATGCGGGGCGGAGGAGAACGCCGCCAAGTTGCGCGCATTGCTGCGACGTGTCGACGATGGCGAAGCTGCGCTTCCCCGCAAGGGCGCAGACCACACCGCCACGTGATGGGATAGGGCCCGGCGTTCCGGTCTTGACGTAGTAGCCATTGGTGTCGCACCCCGACAGCGCCAGAAGCAGAAGGAGCAAGCCTAACACGATCGACAGAAACACGGACAGCTTCATTTCAGCAGCTCCTGGCACTCCCGGCGCAGCAGCCGGTAATCATTGATCAGGCCGCGCGCTTCGGGCGGCAGCGTCGGGTAGGCGTCGGCAAGCCGCTGCAGCGTGGCGCGCGGGTAAATCTTGAGCGGGGGGCACACGGCGCGGGCGCGCTCGACGTCGCACGCCGCGAGCGTCACGCTAAAAGCTGCCGTCATGCAGATCAGCAATCGTCTGTGCATCTGTCTGCCCCTGCGTGGCGATGGTGGAGATCTTCTTCTGCGCCGCGGCGTCCGCCGCAGCGTCGGCCGCCTTCACCTCATTGGCGCCGGCGACGCGCTCCTGCCCGGTCTTGATCAGACCGAGCAGGGCGACGAGCGCGTTGAGGCCCGCGAGGATGGCGGCCAGCCAATCCATCAGGCGGCCGGCGGCACAGGCGGCGTCGTGGTGGTCGACGTCGACGTGGTGGTCGTCTGCGTGGTCGGGGTCTGGTGCGCGAAGATCGACCAAACGGCCACGCCGATCGTGGCGGCGGCGCCGGAAATCTGCGCGACAGTGTTGGCGTCGATGACGCCCTTGCCGATGAAGTAGCCGCCGATGGCGGAGACAAGCGCGCGGATGATGCCGCCAATCTGATCTGAGTTAACCATGTGGGATCCTTAAGCTAAGACGTTGCGAAAACCTTATCTCACATGGTTGTGAACGCGCCAAGCTTAGGCGCGGCCCAGGATTTGGGTGCGAACCAGATCAAGCGGGTAAGCCGGGCCCGGATCAGTCTTGCGGCCGACCGGCAGCGCTACGTCTTCATGGCCCACCACATCATGGAATTTGTAAGCCGCATGAAGGGCTTGGCCAATGGCGATGGCGGCCTGCACCTGGGCTGTCGGGTATGCGTCCCAGTCAGCCCAGCCATGCGTGATTCTGTGTTGCGCGTGAACCACTTGGGCCGGCGGAATGACGTGATCGCCGATCTGGGTGTGAAAAGTTCCATCGGCGCGGCGCTGCAGCACGCCGGCGTTGACCTGCTCGATGCCGATCGAGAAATTATTGCAGCCCACTTTGCCGTGCCAGGCCGACTGCCCGACGTGCCAGCCGACGATGTTGAACGGCAGCAGCTGCGTGACGCTGCCATCTTCGTCGAGCACCAGGTGCACCGACACGCGATTGCTCGATTTGGCGTTGGTCAGCGTGCCGATGGCGCTGGCGGCCGTGGTGGTCGCGGTATAATGCAGAACGAGAATGTCGGGGTGCATAAGGCCGCCGTGATTCGGCGACGGCTTCTGCGGAACGGCGTGGCCGTCCTTGTAGAGGAAGTGATTGACAACGCTGTACATGGGCGCTCCGGGCGTAGTCGCTTGTCAAGCTTGCAAGCGGCAGGCATATTGATCGCATGAGCGAAACCAATAGCCAACCTCTAGTCTTGAGCTCGCCGCGCAAGGCGCCCGCGCGCTACAAGCTGCCGTGGGTGAACACATTCACTGACGAGGTCGCCGACCGCCTCTGCAACGAGGTGGCTGGCGGTCGCACGCTGGAGCGCATCTCGATCGAAGAGCCCTGGGCGCCGAGTGTGCGCAAGATCCACGAGTGGATGACGGAACGACCGGACTTCCGCGCCGCCTATGAGATGGCGCGAATCATCCGTGCGGACCTGGCGGTGCAAGAGATCATCAATATCGCCGATCGCGCCATCGACGATGTGAACATCGAATCGAGCAAGCTGCAGATCCACGCCCGGCAGTGGCTGGCCATGAAAATGGCGCCGCGCAGCTATGGCGACCGCAAGACAATCGACACCAACGTCAACGCCCAGATCAGCACCACCTCCCAGATCAATGTCAGCCACCTGACGATGGAAGAGGTGTACGCCGCCGAGCGCGCGCTGAACAAGATGATCGACGTCAAGGCGCTGCCTGGCGGCGAAGAGGGACCCGAGGATGAATGAACGCCGCACAAATAAGGATGTCGCCACGCTTGTCTTCAACGAGCTCTACCGCGACGGGCCCTACCGGGTCTGTAACCTGGCGCGCAAAATCGGGCTGAAGCCCTCAACCGTGAGCAGCTTTTTACGGCGCCACCAGCTGGCGGGATACACACACACCACCATAACCTGCTGTGGGACTTGGCGCCTGACTTTCGCGCCCGCTACAAGCCGTGGGCCCCAAGCTATGAATGAGGCCTCCCAAGGCTTGACTATCTTATGTGTCAGCTTTGCATTAATCTTTGCGCTCCTCGCACTCGCAGCCGAGTGAGCGCATGATGGGCGGCGACCTGTTCTTCTGGTGGATCGGAGCGGTGTGGGCAACCATGGCGGCGCTCGTTTCCTTCTTGCTCGCCATGGACTGGGCCGTCAACCGCGCTCTGCGCCTGTTCGGCGTCTACCGGGAAGTGGTGGCCTTCGCGCTCGAGCGCGCCCGCCAGCGCCGGAACAGCCTGAAAGAGCCATGACCACACTGCAGCCTTCCCGCCCCAGCTTGATCTGGCGCTCGTCGAGCTCACGCTTCACGATCGGCTGGCGCTACCGGGCGCACATCGAGGCGCGTCACGCTATCGAGCCGGAGTGGCCCGCACGCGTATGCGCAGGCTTCTTCAGCGCCGCCGTCGCCAAGGGAATTATCTTCGGATGACCACGCTGACGCTGCCCCGGCAAGTTGACCCCGACGCAATGCGCCGCGCCCTCGACAAGCGGGCGTGCGAGCTCAGTCTTCACGAATTTGTGAAGCGCGCCTGGCGGGAGCTCGAGCCAGGCCAGCTCTTCTATGACAACTGGCACCTCGAGTTCATGTGCGCCCACCTTGAGGCGGTCACCAACGAGGAAGTTGTCGACGGCGAGATCTACAACCGTGTGCTGTTCAACGTGCCGCCCGGCATGATGAAATCGCTGCTCGTCAGCGTGTTTTGGCCAGCCTGGGAGTGGGGCCCGCAGAACAAGCCGCACCTGCGCTACGTCTGCGCCTCACACAACATCGACCTCGCCGAGCGCGACAACCTGCGCATGCGGCGCCTGATCAGCTGCGACTGGTACCAAGGCCACTGGGGCGACCGCGTCGAGCTGACGTCCGACCAGAACGTCAAGCGCAAGTTCGAAAACAAGGCCACCGGCTGGCGGCAGGCGGTGGCGGCCGGCTCCATCACCGGCGCGCGCGGCGATCGCGTCATCGTCGACGACCCGCACAGCGTCACCGGCGGCGATTCGGACGCCGAGCGCGAATCGGTTTGCACCTGGTTCCGCGAGGCGGTGCCGACGCGCCTCAACCGACCCGACGCCTCGGCCATCATCGTGGTCATGCAGCGCATCCACGAGCGCGACGTCTCCGGCGTCATCCTCGACAGCGGCCTCGGCTACGACCACATCATGCTGCCAATGCTCTATGACCCCGACCGGGCCTGCAGCACACGGCTCGGCTACGAGGATCCGCGCACCGAGCGCGACGAGCTGCTGTTCCCCGACCGTTTTCCGCTGGCTACTGTCGAGCGCGAAGCCAAGATCATGGGCCCCTACGCCACCGCCGGCCAGATGCAGCAGAGCCCCGTGCCCCGCGGCGGCGGCGTGATCAAGGACGCCGACTGGATCCTGTGGACGCAGCCCGAGTACCCGCCGCTGGACTTCATCGTGGCCAGCCTTGACAGTGCTTACACTGAGAAAACGAACAACGATTACAGCGCGTTAACCATATGGGGCGTTTTCAGCGGCGACCACGACAAGCAGGCGACGCGCACGCTCGATCGCTACGGCAAGGCGTTTCCGGCGCCCAAAAGCGCTGGCATCGAGGGCATGAGCAAGGTCGTGCTGATGTACGCCTTCGCTGAGCGGCTCGAGTTTCACGCCCTGGTGAAGCGCGTCGCAGAGGCGTGCCGGTCCATGAAGGTCGACCAGCTGCTGATCGAGGGCAAGGCGTCTGGCATCTCGGTGGCACAGGAGATCCGGCGCCTCTACGGGCACGAAGGCTGGGCCGTTCACCTCAAGAACCCAGGCAACCAGGACAAGCTGGCGCGGCTGTACAGCGTGCAGCACCTGTTCAGCGAAGGCATGGTCTACGCCCCCGATAAAACTTGGGCTGAGGCAGTCATTCGACAAGTGGCCAGCTTCCCGAAGGGCAAGCACGACGATATGGTCGATAGCACCAGTCAAGCGATTCGCCACCTGCGCGACACTGGCCTGCTGATCCGCAGCGAAGAACGTATTGCGGAAATCGACGAGGCCATGCAATATGTCAACACCCGAATACCGGAACCCCTTTACAGCGTCTGAGGACCAGCCATGGCCGATGAAACCGTCATTCCCTTCACCCCGCCCGCTCCTTCCGCCCCCGCTGCTGGAGTCGATCCTGTTCCAGTGGTGGACCCTGTTCCTGCTGAAGCCGCCGCTCCCGCCGACAATGTCTCCGTCGACCCGGCGCCCGTCATGACAGATCCGGCGCCCGTCAGCGCCGCTGTGACGGACCCGGCGCCCGCAAGCGGCCCGCAGCCGCATGACGCGTACTACGAAGCCGCTTCTGCGCAGCCTGCCGCCGTCGATGAGGAAACACTGCGTCTGCAGCCGCCGGAGCCGCCGATCGCATCCGACGGCTCGAGCCTGTCGTTCGGCCAGGCGCTGAAGGCGCTCGCCAACGGCCACACAATCGGCCGCGCCGACATCCGCCTGTCGCCCGCCGACGTCGATCTCGATGACTGGCGCGTGTTCTAATGTCGGCGCTTGATGCAGCAAAAGCCCCGGCGCCGTACCTTGGTACGTGCGTCGGAGGGCCCTGGGATGGGCTCATTTATGTCGCCGAGTATGCGACCCGGCAGATCTTGGTGCCCGAAGGCCTTCTCGGGCGCTACGAGCACAATGGCGAAGGTTGGAACTGGGTGCCTGTCATGCCCGCGGACATCAATTTCGCCAAGAAGTTCGACTTCGGCCTCGCTATTTGCGCGCTCAAACGCGGCAAGAAGGTACGCCGCGTCGGCTGGGGTGACGCCCTTTCGTACACGGAAGACTTTCGTGGCTACGGGCCGCGCATTACTCGCGATCTTGGCGGTGTCACTTTGTCGTGGTACCCCGAGCAAGAAGATATGCTCGCTGAAGACTGGGAAATCGTCGAATGAAGAACATCCGCGTCCAAGCCATCGTCGACCCCATCCCCGGGCAGCCCAAGCAGTGGATTGTCAAGGTCTGGGAGCCCTTCATGAAGGAAGAGCGGACTTACACCATCACCGCCGACGATGAAGGCCTGGCGGCCCAAGACGGCCTGCGCCGCCTCACGGCCGAGCTTGACCCGCCGGTGGCGTGATGCGCATCCGTGCTGGCATCTGCTGGGATGGCCCGTGGAAGGGCGACTTCTTGAGCTGCGACAGCAACTTCAAGGAGGCTTTTCGCCCGGGCTTTGGCTCAGGAGAATACTGCTTTAACGGCAATGGCCGCTGGTACTGGCGTCAGTACCCGCCGCTCTAGCGTAGAGCACAAGCCTCGCGTATATTCCCGGCTGGTTCCCACTTGCATGCTGAGGAAACGCCGTGGCGTTGGTTCCCGATCTCCCGATGAACATCCGCCAGAGCAATGGCGATGCCGCCCCGGCGATCGTGCCCGGCCTTTCCATCCACCGCACCGAAGACGACGGGCCGGCTGACGTGCCGGAGGTCGACAAATCCGGCGCCGTCATCCGCATCGAGCACGGTGACGGCAGCGTCACGGTCAGCCTGAACGGCCAGTCGCTGGTCGATAACCCTGACGCCGGGCCAAAGGGCTGGTTCGACAATCTCGCTGAAGAGATCGACGACGCGGAGCTCTCGCGCATCTCGGACGACTTGCTCGTCGGCATCCGCGACGACCTGCGGAGCCGCAGCGATTGGATCGAGGAGCGCGCGCAAGGCATCCGCCTGCTGGGCTTCAAGATCGAGATCCCGGGCGTCAGCGGCGAAGCCGATAGCGCGCCGGTCGAAGGCATGTCGAAGGTGCAGCACCCGCTGCTGCAGGAGGCGGTGCTCCGCTTCCAGGCCAACGCGCGCAGCGAATTTCTGCCGACAGACGGCCCGGTCAAGATCCGCGACGACGGCAACGACGGCAGCCTGCAGCGCGACCAGCTGGCCAACGCCCTGCAGAAGGATCTCAACCACTATCTGACGACCACGGCGACAGAATACTATCCGGACACCGACAAAATGCTGCTGATGCTCGGCTTCGGCGGCACGTCGTTCAAGAAGGTCTACAACTGCCCGCTGCGCAATCGCCCGGTCAGCGAATCGGTCGACGCCAGCGACCTGATCGTCAACAATGAGGCTACCGATCTGGCCAACGCCAAGCGCGTCACGCACCGCATCAACATGCGGCCGTCAACCGTCAGGCGCATGCAGATCCTTGGCGTCTACCGCGACATCGAGCTGTCGACGCCAAACGCGCCCGAGATGGACGCCGCCAAGGAAGCCGCCGCCAACCAGCAGGGCATCTCGCCGGGTAACGGGCGCCCGGATGACCGCGATCGCGAGATCTATGAGATCTATTGCGAGCTCGACATCAAGGGCTACGAGCATAAGCACAAGGGCAAGGTCTCCGGCCTCGAGATCCCCTACCGGGTGACGATCGACCTCTCGACCAAGCAGGTGCTGTCCATCGTCCGCAATTATGACGAGGATACCAAGGCGCTGCCCGAGGCGCGTGAGAACTTCGTCAAGTATACCTTCGTGCCGGGACTCGGCTTCTATGACCTGGGCCTGCTGAACATCCTCGGCAACACCACCAACGCCGTCACCGCAGCGTGGCGCGAGCTGCTCGATGCCGGCATGTTCAGCAATTTCCCCGGCTTCCTGATGGCCGACACCGGCGCGCGCCAGAACACCAACATCTTCCGCGTGCCGCCCGGCGGCGGGGCGCTGGTCAAGACCGGCGGCTTGCCGATCAACCAGGCTATCATGCCGCTGCCCTATCAGCCGCCGAGCCCGTCGCTGATGCAGCTCGTCGACAACATGGTGCAGACTGGGCAGCGCGTCGGCGGCACGGCCGAAATGCCGGTCGGCGAGGGCAAGGCGGACATCCCGGTCGGCACCATCCTGGCGCTAATCGAGCAGGCCACCAAGGTGCTGAACAGCGTGCATAAGCGCATGCATTCCGCCCAGGCGCAGGAGTTCCGCCTGCTGGTGCGCTGCTTCCGCGAGAACCCGACGGCGTTCTGGCAGAAGAACAAGCGCCCGGCGAGCCAGTGGAACGAGCAAACCTTCCGCGCCGCGATCGACGCCAACGAGCTGACGCCGCAAGCGGACCCGAACACCTCGAGCTACGGTCAGCGTGTTATGAAGATCATGGCGCTGAAGCAGCTGCAGCAGGGCAACCCCACGCTCTACGACCCGATCGCAATCGACACCGCGGCAATCCAAGCGCTTGGCTTCGCGAACCCGCAGCAGTTCATGGCGCCGCCGGCCGCGCAGGCCGCGCCGCCTCCGCAGCTGCTGAAGGAGCAGGCCGAGACGCAGGCCAAGATGCTGACGGCGCAGGCCGGCATGATCAAGGCTCAGGCCGACGCCAAGGTGGCGGACGCCAAGAGCCAGAGCCTCATTGCCGAAGCCAGCGGCCAGGGTCTTGCCGCCGGCGGCCCCGCGCAGCAGGTCGACACGCCCGTGGACGAGCACCGCGCGCAAACCGAGCGCCTGAAAGCGGAAACTGGCCAGCAGGTCGCCGAGCACAACATGACGATTGCGCAGGCCAAGGCGCAGGCAGAGCTGATCAACGCGGAGACGCGCCAGAAAGAGCTGCACCTGAAGGCCTCCGGCACCGCGCTGGAAGACGCCCGCGGGCAGGAAGAGCTCGAGGCCAAGAAGCGCGCCGACGCGATCAGCCTGGCCAAGGAAGTGATGCTCACGCACGCGGAGGACCGCCGCACTGAGGCGCAGATCCACAGCGACCACGCCAAGCTGGCTACGACGCACGCGCACGAGAGCAAGCAGATGACAGCCGAACACGAGAACGCGTTGAAAGTGGTCAAGGCAAAGCCGAAGCCGGCGCCCGCAGCCAAAGCGAAGGCGAAGAAAGATGACAAATAAGGCCATTCACGCTGCGCTCCTGACCGCCAAGGGCCTCTACGACAAGCTCCCGCATGTGGTTCACGGCGCATACCCAGGCAGCACGCCGGCGGACGGGACCATGGCGCGCGGCGGCGCGGCTGCCGTGAACGAATCAGCAACCCCGCCGCTCCCCAGACCCTCGAAACCAATCGAGAACGAACACGAACCGCTGTTTGATTACAGTAGGTTAAGCGAAGTGCCCAAGGTGCCGCAGGTCGACCTGCCGCGCTACGAGCCGGCGCGCGGCGTGCCGGAGCGCGTGCAGACGCTGATGAAGAGCAAAAAAGTCAAAGGCAAGATGCTCGAGACGATCAAGTCGGGCCTCGATAAGGGCGGCGCCAATTGGTACAACACGGACCCGCTGCGCGACGAGTTCATCAAGCACCTCGGCCACAGCGCCGGCGACGCTGCGCACCGGCAGTATATGGAGTTCGTGGCCGCCACGAGCCCGCGCTCCGAGGTCGGCGCGAACGCGCGCAACGCCAGCTATTATTACCATCGTCACATGACCGGGCAGGGCATGCCCAAGGTCGGCGATCGCAACCCGCAGCCCTATGGCCACATGGCCCAGCGCCTGCACCAGATGAATGCCGAGCGCGTCGCAGGCGAAGGCTGGGACCCGCTGAACAACCCGAAGCCGGCGTCTTTCGTCGAGAACCTGGCTGGCAATCAGAAGCCGGTGACGGTCGACACGCACGCCTTCCGCCTGCCGGCCATCCACGCGCAGGACCCGCGCTTCCTTGAAACGGCCTACCAGTCGAACAAGGACGCGCCGAAGCAGAACATCCAGAAGCTGGTCGAATCGGGTGAGCTGCCAATCAAGCAGGCGCTGTCGGCGCATTGGCAGGCGCAGCCGAAGAGCAGCGAATACGGCGCGATGGAGGCCTATTACCAGAAGCTGGCCAAGGAGCTCGGCATCACGCCTGCGCAGGCGCAAGCCGCGGCGTGGGTTGGCGGAGGCAAGCTGACGGGCTTGGCGTCCGACGAGAGCAAGCCCTTCCTCCGCTTCCTGCAGGACCGCATCTACAAGACCGCGCAGGAAACCGGCAGGGACCCGAAGGACGTGCTCGAGCATTTCATTCGCGGCAAAGCGCCGCTGCGCGCCGCCGGCGGCGCCGTCGACACCGCTAAGCAGGTGCTCAACCCGCAGGGCCTCTACAGCGGCGCAGGCGCGGCGGCCGCCGCGCTGCCGCAGGCCAAGGGCACGCCGCAGCAGATGCTGGCCACCATGAAGGGCGTCAAGCCGGAAGAGCTGGCGCATTCGGGCGCCGCGCAGGCGTTCGCCGGCCAGCCCAGCGTGACGCGCGACCAGCTGGCGCAGCATTTCCAGAAGGCGCTGCCGAAGATCCGTGAGACGCGGCTAAGCGACGATGACGTCGAGCAGGATGAAGACGGCGATCTCGTCGGCGCGCCGCAGTACAAGGATTACTCGCTGCCCAGCGGCCAGAACTACCGCGAGCTGCTGCTGCACCTGCCGGAGGCGAAGCCGCAGCCGCCGCAGCATATTTTGGACGCCTACAAGCGTGCGGAAAAGAATGCCGAGCTGGACGCGCAGCAATGGCGTTTGAAGCATGAATTTGAGCCGAAAGTGGACGAAAACGGCTTCATGACTGCAGATCCAATGGAGCACCCGGAATACGCGAACATTCAAAGCCGCCTGCGGCACGCGCGTTCGAAGCAACAGGAGCTGCACGCAGAAGCTAATGCGAAAGCGCGCGCCCAGAACTATCACTCCAGCCACTGGGACACGCCCAACGTGCTGGCGCACCTGCGCATGTCTGATCGCTTCGACCCGACCAGCAAAGACGGCGGCAAAATGCTGCACCTCGAGGAGCTGCAGAGCGACTGGGGGCAGGAGGGGCGCGAGAAAGGGTTTAAGGACCCGAGTTTTGACCCTGATCCAGCAGCGAAAGAGTCTGCAGAGATTATGCGTCGCAGCCTAATGGGAGAACACGTTTCGCCCGAAGAAGACAAGCGCGCTTACGAGCTAAACAGGCAGGTAGAAGCGCACGAAAACAAGGTGCCACACGGCCCTTACGTCGGCTCGACCAATGGCTGGGTCGACCTTGGCCTGAAGCGCGCGCTGCGCGAGGCGGCAGTCAACGGCCATGAGCGCCTAGCCTGGACGCCGGGCGCCGAGCAGGCCGATCGCTACGGGCTGCACAAGAAGCTGTCGCGTCTTGTTTATGGAGCGGGGCAACTGCGCGGCTTCCGACATGGCGACGAAAACAAGCTTGCTGTGCACCAAGACGGCGTCGCGCCGGAAGAGCTTCCGCGCTATGTCGGAAAAGAGCTGGCTGAGCGCCTGCTGCACCCCGACAACACGCACCTCGGAGGCACCAAGTCGCAGTACCACATGCTCGAAGGCGGGGACCTTCGTATGGGCGGCGAGGGCATGAAGGGCTTCTACGACAAGCTGGTCCCGCTGCGCCTGAAAGAAATCCTGAAGAAGCTGGGCCACGAGGCGCAATTCGAGCCGGTCACCATCACGCACGGCCCGCGCAAGGAGCACACCGGCAATATCGACCGCAAGCACCTGCAGTCGACGCTGCACTCGGTGCTGCTGCCCGAAGAACTGCGCGAGAAAATCAAGAACGAAGGCATGCCGGCCTTCAAGGATGGCGGCGACGTGGTCGCGCGCGCCTTGCGCGCCGCGGCCAGACCTGCCAAGATGTATTCGGCTGGCGGGAATGTCAGCAAGGAGCCAGACTATGACACAGTCCAAGACGGACCATTCTACCGCGTCGCACGAAGAGATCTTGCGGCGAGCGGACGCGACGATCGCCAAGGCGCACAAGAAGTACGGGGGCCCGGCGCCGGCGCTCTCGCCGGCGGAGCTGGACCGCTCGGAGACGGAGCTGCGCAATCACCGGCGGAAGCACGCCTCGCACAGCTCCAGCAGATAGCCGACCACCATGCGGGAAAGCCTGTTGTCGACGACGGCAATTCTGAATCCAGCTTGCATAAGCAGTCTGCGATTGGACGCGCCTTCCAGTTGGCCGCTACTGATCACCCCGGCTACAAGCAGGATGTCTTCGCAGCCTACCTCCGACTTCACCCTGACATGGTGCGGCACACTGGGGCCCGGGACTACGATTCTCTGCGCGCAGCTGCCTACAAGCAACTTGGCCACGAGGTAAAGCGGCAGTTTCACGACCTGCCGCTGAAGATGTCGTTCCACAAGCATGGCGAGGGCGACTACGCATCGTCCAAGCACATGCGCAAAGACGTGCTCGAAAACGGACACCTGCACGTCTTTCAGGGCGGCCACAAGCACGACTTCCTGCACCACGTCGACCGCAAGACCGAGCTCAGTCAGAACGAGATGTTCCGGGCGATCCACGACGCCTACGGGCATGCGTTGCACGGCTCCGGCTTCGGCGCCAAGGGCGAAGAGCGCGCCTGGAACGCGCATCGGCAGATGTTTTCGCCGCTGGCGGCGCTCGCCATGAGCGCGGAGACACGCGGGCAGAACAGTTTCGTCAATTACACGCCCATCAACGCCGCCCTGACCGCCAAAAAACACGAGATCGAGGCGGAAATTGCTCGCGCGCGGCGCTTCAAGGACACTGAACTCGAGAATGAGCTGCAGCAGCGCAAGAAAGAGGTCATGAACGGCTGGCAATACGCGCCGCAGAAGGCTGTTTTGCTGCCGCCAGAGATGATCGACCCCAAATATGAAGGCGGAATGCCCGATTACGTCCAAAAGCACATCGCTCCGGAGCCCGGAACCGGCTTTTCGTCGCCGATCAGCCACTATTCGACATCTCCAGACGTCAAAGAGCTTGATCCGAGCCGCTACGGCACCGGGATCCCGGGCGACGAGCGCTCGCGCGTGCTGAAGCGGCCCGGCGGCGTCAAAGAACGCGCCTACGGCTACCTCGGCGCGCCCGGCGCCGTGCCGCCGGAGCCCGGGCTCGGCCCGCACGCGTACGCCGGCCGCGCCAGCAACCTCTATGACATGACAAAAGACCCACTGCAGCTTGGCACGCTGGCCACCGAGGCCAACCGCAACTCGCCGCTGGGCAATTTCAACCCGGGCGCAGTCAACCAGGGGCAGGCCATGAACGACTTTGAGCGCATGGCCAAGGAGCACGGCTACTCTGGCGTCGCGAACCCCAAGGCAACGTATCCGATGGCCGCGCTTTTCAATAAAACTCCTGTTCAGCTTGCGGCAAGTGATGATACGGTGCAGCGGGCGCTTCGCCTGACGTCCGCACCCACCCCTTGAACCGCGCACCGTGAGCGCTCAAACACGAGAAGGCAGCCATGTCTGACACCGGACACAACGCGAAAAAATTCCGCGAGGCGATGAAGCGCCGCGCCCAGGACCGGGTCAAACCGGGCTCAGATGCCGTCGACGCCTCTGGGTGGAAGCCCGAAGGATCCACCGAGCCACTCAACACGACAGCCAAAGTCGGCCTGCGCCCGATCAGCAAGCGCGCCTTCAAGCGCGGCGGCAAAGTCAGCGGCGAAGACGCCAAGCACAACGCCTCGCGCGCCGAGCGCAAAGCCGGTGGCGTCGCCCACGGCGCCGGCGCGGCGGCAGCGACCAGCGACTGCATGAAGGGCGTCGACGTCAAGAAAGGCGCGAGCAAAGAGCACATCGGCGGCCTGAAGCGCGGCGGCCTGAAGCGCGGCGGCCTGAAGCGCGGCGGCAAAGCCGGAGGCGGCCCGCTGGGCGGCTTCAACGCGATCACCAGCCCCGAGCAGGCAAACGGCGTGGCCAGCGCGTCGAACAACGCGGCCGGCGTCGCCCCGAATCGTTTCAACTTCGGCCCGAGCGGCGGCACTGGCATCCTGCACGTCAAGAAGGGCGGCAAGGTCGTCAAGAAGGCAGGTGGCTCTGTCGCCGACGGCGAGCTCGAGGGCACGCGCCCGAAAGGCGGCCGCGAGGCCCACGCCCGCGGCGGCCGCGCCGGCAAGGGCAAAATGAATGTCAACATCATCATCGGGACCCCGCGTGGGCCGGAGCAACCGGCTCAGCCGCCTGCGCCTCCGCACATGGTTCCTCCGCCGGCGCCCCCGATGCCCGGCGGCGCTCCTCCGATGGGCGGCATGCCTGGCGGCGCTCCTCCTATGCCGACGCCCCCGATGCCTGGCAGCATGCCGATGGGCCGCGCCACTGGCGGCCGCGCGTATCCGATTGAAGACGCGGCCGGCGGCGGCAAGGGCCGCCTCGAGAAAGTCAAGTCTTACGGCCTGAAACCGGCTTGAGTTGCGCGCTGTTCCTGGCTTTCCTCCCGGCTAGACTGGAATAAGCAGCAAGGGCTGCTCCGCTGTGGTGGGCTCCCGGCGGAGCAGTCCAACCAATAAAAAGACCGCCCACACCGTACTTCCGGGCAGGGGCGGCCAAGTCAGACTCTGAAGCCCCACGCGTGGAAGAGGCGAATCCCGCACGCGCAGAACCGACAACGTAACACGGTATTTAGCCGTCGGAGACAAGCCGTGGCCTTGACCACCCGGAACGTATTCGTGCATTGTATGCGCGAGCTGATTCAGTCCCGCATCAACGACATTAAGGAACGCATGGCATTCGGCGGAGGCGTCCCCACATTTGACGCGTACCGTGAGCTCGTCGGTGAAGTCCGTGGCCTATCAGACGCCATAGAGCTGATCGAAGAGGGCGAGCGCCAGGCGGAAGCCCGGGAGAGAGGTATTTAATGGCACACGCCCAAATGCAGCATGAAGTCGATCCCGCCGAAGCCCTTTTGGAATCGCTGGGCGACCTTTCTGGCATCGAGCTGTTTCACAATCAAGTACTGGTCGCGGTCTACCAGCGCCCCGAAAAGACTAAGTCGGGGCTGTTCCTTGCCGCCGCAACGCGCGACGAAGACAAGTACCAGTCCAAAATCGGCCTCGTCATCATGAAAGGGCCCAAGGCATTTGTGGACGCTGAAGGCTGGACTTTCGAAGATATCAATCTCGGCGATTGGGTTGTCTTCCGCCCATCCGACGGCTGGAATACGGGCGTCAACGGCGTCTTGTGCCGCATTCTTGTCGACACGTCCATCAAGGGCCGCGTCGCGCATCCCGACCTCGTTTGGTGAGAGCCCAATGACCGAGCAAGACCCGAACCTCGAAATTGACCCGAATTGGACGCCGCCCGTCGAAAAGAAAGACGAGCCGCCGGCGCCCGACCCCGTCGCTGAGCTGAAAGCGCAGCTCGAGCAGGAGCGCGCCGCGCGCGTCGCCGCCGAGCGCCGCGCCAATGACGCTGCCCAGACTGCGCATTCCGCACAGCTTGAGACGGCCGACAACCAGCTCCAGCTCGTTGTCACGGCGATCGACCGCGTCAAGGAAAACACGGCCGCCCTGAAAGCGGCCTACGCCGAGGCCATGCGCCAGAGCGATTTCGAAGCGGCCGCTGAGATCCAGTCGTCCATGTCGGATAATGCCGCCAAGCTGCTGCAGCTTGAAAATGGCAAGGCCGCCATGGAGGCGCAGCCCAAGGCCCCGCCGCCGAAGCCAATCCAGACGGACCCGGTCGAGGCGCTGGCCAGCCAGCTGACCACGCGCTCCGCTGCCTGGGTCCGCGCGCACCCCGAATGCGCCCGCGACCCCAAGCTGTATCAAAAGATGATCGCGGCTCACAATATCGCAGTCGCCGACGGCATTGCGCCCGATTCGGACGAATACTTCCAGGCGGTCGAAGCCACCGTATTCGCCAAGCAGCGCACCGCTGCCGACGCGGACGCGAGCGACGACCCCATGTCCGAGGCGGCCAAGGCTGCCCCGGCGCGCCAGGCGGCCCCGCCGGCGGCGCCTGTCAGCCGTGGCTCGTCCAACGGTCGCGGCGTCCGCCTGTCGGCCGCCGAGCGTGAAGCGGCTGAAATGTCTGGCATGAGCGAAGAAGCTTACGCCGCCGCTAAGGAAGACATGAAAAAGCAAGGCAGGATCCACTGATGGCAAACCCGAACCCCAAAGCCCCGGCCGGGCTCGCCCCGACCTTCGAACCGGCAGCTCCCGTCCGCGTTCCGATGCGTGAGAGTGCTGAATCCTCGATGGACCGCGCCGCCCAGCGCGTCGCCGAACTGCGCGGCCACTTCGCTGGCGGCGTCCTCGACGACTCGATCGACGAGTTTTATGTCGATCTGTCAACGATTCCCGCTGGTTGGACCTACGAGTGGAAGACCCACACCGTGCTCGGCAAGGAAGACCCGGCCGCCCAAGTCGCGCTCGCGCGCACCGGCTGGACCCCGGTCCCGGCGTCGCGGCATCCGGAAATGATGCCGAAGGGCTACTCCGACGGCATCATTCTCCGCAAGGGTCTGATGCTCATGGAACGCCCGGAGGAGATCACCAACGAGGCGAAAGCGAACGACTATCGCCGCGCGCGCAACCAGGTCCGCGTCAAGGAGCAGCAGCTCTCGTCGGCGCCGCAGGGCCAGTTCGAACGCGACAACAGCGGCGCGCCGCTGGCGAATATCAAGAAGTCCTACACCCCGGTTGTCGTGCCGGAATGACGTCTTCCAGCCACGCCGCTTGACGGCGTGGCTACCTTGGCTGTAAAAATACGCGCATACGCTGTCCTCGGGGGCGGCGAACCCAGTTTCCCGGTTTCAGATTCGCCCCGGCGCGCGATGATGGGCCTCCTGCAAAGGAGTTCGCATCATGGCGAACCAAAATGCGCCTTTCGGTTTCCGGCAGTGGTCCGGTCTCGGCTCGGCTCCGACTTACGAGCAGGCCGTCGCCGTCGTCAATTACAACGCCAGCGCCATCTATTTCGGTGACCCCGTGACGGCGCAGGCCGACGGCTCCGTCGCCCAGTCGGCTTCGACCGGCGCCACCCCCGGCGCGCTCGGCATCGCCGGCATCTTCGCCGGCTGCAAGTATCTCTCCGTCGCCCAGAAGCGCACCGTCTGGTCCAACTACTGGCCGGGCAGCGATGTTGCGTCGACCCAGAGCGTCGAAGCCTACATCATCAACGATCCGAACGCCCGCTTCATTGCGCAGTCCGACTCCACGGGCCTCGCCCTGGCTGACGTCAACGCGAACGTCGGCTTCGCGATCGGCACCGGCAACGCCGCCAGCGGCATCTCGGGCGCCTACCTCGACTCCACCACCCTGAACACCGCGACCTACAACGTCAACTCGCCGTTCAAGGTCGTCGGCATCTACCAGTCGCCCCCCGGCGCGCCTGGCACGCTCGGCAACGGCCAGCCCTACGACTACGCCATCGTCGCCTTCAACGACGTCGCGACCCGCAACCTGCTCGGCGTCTGAGCCAGCCATTAGGAGTGAGCCAAAATGGCCGTCAATCTTAGCGCCATCAAAGACCTTCTGCTCCCCGGCCTCCGGGGCGTGGAAGGGAAGTATGAGCAGATCCCGTCGCAATACGACAAGATCTTCACGAAGCACACCTCCAAGCTGGCGCTCGAGCGCACCGCTGAAATGCGGTACCTCGGACTCGCGCAGCTGAAGACCGAAGGCGGCCAAACCTCCTTCGACAACGGCGCCGGCGAACGCTTCGTCTACAACCAGGAGCACACCGAGATCGGCCTCGGCTACGCGATGACCCGCAAGGCCATCGACGACAACCTCTACAAGACCCAGTTCCACCCGTCGAACCTCGGCCTGCTCGAATCGTTTCAGCAGACCAAGGAAATCTACGCGGCGAACATCCTGAACACCGCGACCACCTACAACGCCAACATTGGCGGCGACGGCGTGGCCCTGTGTTCGACCGCGCATCCGATCGACGCCGGGATCATCGCCAATACGCCGTCGGTGCAGGTCAGCCTCAACGAATCGAGCCTGCTGAACAGCATGATCGGCATCCGCACGAACTTCAAGGACCAGGCCGGTCTGAAGGTGTTCGCCCGCGGACGCAAGCTGGTCGTGCCGCCGCAGCTCGAGCCGGTCGCCGTCCGCCTGACCAAGACCGAGCTGCGCCCGGGCACCGCCGACAACGACGTCAACGCAATATTGACCACGGCCGGCGGCCTGCCCGAAGGCTATTTGGTCAACGACTTCTTGACTTCGGCCTTCGCGTGGTTCCTGCTGACCAATATTGATGGCCTCTCCTACATGGAGCGCATCAAGTTCGAAACGGATATGCAGGTCGATTTCGTTACGGACAACTTGCTGGTGAAGGGCTACGAGCGCTACTCGTTCTCCTATTACAACTGGCGCGCCATCTACGGCAACTTCCCGACCTCGTAATACTGGTCAACGGGGCCGGAATACTTCGGCCCCGACAACCCCTGATGGAGGCCCCAAATGGGCATGACTGTTTTCACGGGGCCGGTTGTTTCGGGCGACAAGTTTGCCGGTGACGCCAACGGCCCCAATATCGGCTACTCGCTGCTGGAGCAGCAGCTCCAAATCCCACAGGCTGGCGCGGGCAACACGGATTACACGCTCTACGTGCCGGCCGGCTCGATCTTCCTCGGCTTCGACGTCGACGTGCTGACCGCCTACGACTCCGCCACTTCGGCGACGCTGTCCATCGGCACAGCCGCTGGCGGCGCGCAGTACGTGACGGGCGTGAACTGTAAGGCGGCTACTGGCCGCATTGCGATCACCTACACCGCCGCCCAGCTGGCTGCGATGAACGGGATCTCGATCCTCGGTGTCGCGGCGCCCACGCCGGCGAACGTCAACATCCGCATGGCCACTGTCGGCGCGACCACCGCCGGCTTCGTCAACCTGACCGTCCGCTATGCGCAGCTGACGTCTTCGAACTGAGGATAGCGCGATGAAGAGCACCAGCCGTAAAATTGACAGCCCCCCGAAGGGCAAGGACGCCGCCGCTGCTGACATGAAGACCGTCGGCGACGACACCAAAGACGTCGAAAACGCGGCCAAAGCCACCAAGGCCAAGAAGGGCGGCAAGATCGTCGGCAAGGTTGAAGGCGAGAAGTGCCGCGCCCACGGCGGCCGTGCGGCTCGCAAGAGCGGCGGAGCCTGCGAGGACAGCCCGTTCTCCTCGGCGCGCGCCGGCACCCCGGCTCCGGGCCGCAAGCTGCAAAGCTTGACCCGCTGAACCAAGACAGGGGGCTCCGGCCCCCTGAATTTCTTTCATGCATGAGGTGCGCCGATGCTTCCCCAGATCGTCTCCGTCGGCCCCATTGCCGCTGCGTCCGCCAATAACATCTGCCTGTCGCAGACGCCGCCGGCTGGCGCGCTGACGCTCAATGGCGCGGCGGTGTCGGGCGGCGTCGCGGTCCTCGATGCGCTCCGGCAGCTGTCCTTCGCGTCTTCCGGCAACAATTCGAACACCACCTTCACGATCAACGGCACCGACTGGGCCGGTATGCCGATCAGCGAGCAGTTGGTCGGAGCCAACGTCGGCACCGTGGTCTCCAAGCTTGGCTACAAGACGGTCACCAGCATCACCAGCTCGGCCAGCTCCCCCGCCGGCCTGACGGTCGGCACGAACGGCGTGGCCTTCTCCCCCTGGGTGCGCTTCGATTACTGGGATTCCGCCCCGACGGCGATCCAGGCGGTCGTGACCGGCGCGGTCAATTACTCGATCCAGCAGACGCTCGACGACCCGAACAACCCGCAGACCCCGGTCGCGCCAGCGGCCATGACCTGGTTCAACAGCTCGGACGCGAACGTCGTCAACTCGGCTGTCAGCATGCAGAGCAACTATCTTTTCACGCCGATCTACGCGCGCGTCATGCTGAACAGCGGCGCCGGCAGCGTGAAGGCGACCTTCATGCAGAGCGACAGCGGCAACTACTGATCAATAAAGGGCTGCCCAGCATGTTGAAAAAGTTCATTGCCAGCCTTCTTGTGGCGCTGGGCCTGCTCTCGGCAGGCGTCCCGACCTTTGCGCAGGGGCTGAGCGGGGGCAGCGGCTTCTCGCTGGGCGCCGGCGCAGACCTGCCGATCGTCACCGTCGCGCCGGCCACCATACGCCAGGTCACGAACCGCACCGCGATCCCGACGATCATCTCGGGCTCAAACACAATCATCAACGGCCGCAGCTGGCAATCGGCCTACGTGCCGGTCACCGCGCTGTCGGTTTGCGTCCCCAATTGGTACGTGGCTTCGTCCACCTCCGGCGTTGAAACCACGACCGGTGGCGCAGTCACCGCGCACATCGTCGTCGAGTACCCGCGGGGCACCTTTGTCGATCTGACGTGGAATGGCGCGACCGCGGGCAGCGTCCCGGCGATGACGACCCAGTGCACGGACCTCACGGCGCTGGGCTTCACAATCCCCGCTTACGTCAAGTTCCGCGTCAACTACTACCTCGACTGGTCCGGCGGCGCCGGCAAAGCTGTCTATGACAGCTGGTCGAATGCGTGCGACCGCGCCAATGGCGACGAGTTCACCATCGGCACCGTCTTGGCCGATAATACCAAGAACGACACCGTCCTCGGTGCGGCGCCCGCCAACTGCTGGCACCCGATCGCCGTCATGGCGCTGTCGGACAAATCTGTCCTGCTGCTGACAGGCGACAGCATCGTCGCCGGCGTCAACGACATGCTGGGCGACCCCAGCGGCGGCCGTGGTCTCCTGGGGCGCGCGGCGGCCTACCTTGGCCCGCAGCTCAACTACGGCGTGCCTGGGGACAGGGCCAACTGGTACGCGACGGGGTCCAACGGAACGCTGCGCACAGCGGCTGCCAAAACAGCCGGCGCCACGAGTGTGCTGCTCGAGTTGGGCGTCAACGATTTCTTTGCGGCATCCCGCACCGCCGACAACGTCATCACTGACCGCGCCACCATCCGCACGCTGCTCACCACGGCCATCCCCGGGATCCGCGTCTACGACACCACGGTCACGCCGGAGACCAACTCCACGGATGGCTGGAACACTACAGCCAACCAGACGACCATTAACGTCTCCGCGAATAACTACCGCGCGCAGTTCAATGATTTCATGAGGGGGCTGGTGGGCTACGGCCAGCCGACCACCTGCACCATGAATGCGACGAGCAGTTTGACCGGTTGCACGGGGCTGACCACCACGACCGGCACGAACGGCATGTACGCGGTCAGCGCGGGCAACATCCCGGCCAACGACGTCATCACCGCAATCAACCAGTACGCCGGCACCATGACGCTGACTTCGGCCGCGACGGCGACCGGCTCGTTCGCCGTGACGCTGCAGTGGCCGACCATGTCGAGCACATTTCCCACCTCAAGCGCGGGGCTGATCGACATTGCACGCTTGGTCGAGTGCGCCGTGAACCAGGCGAACGTCCTGGTGCCAAACGGGGGCACGTGGTGCCCGGGTTACGTCGGGCAGACTGACGGCATCCACCCGACCAGCTTTACGCTTATCCAGGTCGAGCAGCTCTTGATGAACCAGATGGGGGTGCTGCATTGACCACCAGCGGGACCTACGCCTTCAACCCTTCGCTTGGCGACCTCGTCCTCTACGCTTTTGGCATGTGCGGCGTGCGGCGCACCGCAGTCCTGCAGGAGCACATGCAGGACGCGCGGATGGCCGCGAACCTCGTCCTGGCGGACTGGTCGCTGAAAGGCATTAATCTGTGGCAGGTCGACAAGGTCGTGGTGCCGCTGGTCCAGGGCGTCGGCGTTTACGCGCTGGATCCGAGCGTCATCGTCATGCTCGACACTTACGTCACCGCCAGCGGCGTCGACCGCATCATTCTGCCGGTCAGCCGCACCGAGTACGCCAGCTACCCGAACAAGAGCCAGCAGGGTTTTCCGGCCACCTTCTGGATGAGCCGCACGCTCTCGCCCGTGGTGAGCATCTGGCCGGTGCCTGACGGCAACGAATCGTCTTTGACGGCTTATGTGCTGAAGCAGGCGCAGGACGCAGAATTTATCAACGGCCAGCAAGTGGCGGTCCCGGTGGCCTGGGTGAAGGCGTTCGCTTCGGCGCTCGCCGCGCAGCTCGCCATCTCCTGGGCGCCCGATCGGCTTGCCTTTCTCGCGCCGGCGGCGGAGAAGGATTACAACGCGGCGTCTTCGAACAATGTCGAGACCGCGCAGCAGTACATCAGTCCGCAGATCTCGGGCTACTTCCGCTAGGAGTGAACCTTGGCCTACGCCAGCAAACTCGGCCGGGCCCGGATCAGCGCCCGCAGCCCCCAAGCCGCCGCCGTCTGCGGCCGCTGCGGCGGCGTCTTCAACCATGTCGACCTGCAGTGGCAGTTCGACTTCGCTGGCGCCGGCCTGATCAACAAGCGGCTCCTCGTTTGCCATCGGTGCCTTGACACGCCGCAGCACCAGCTCCGCGCGATCGTGCTACCGGCGGACCCGATGCCGGTCAAGAACCCGCGCGTCCAGATCTACCAGGACGCCGAATCGAACACGCGTGTGACCAGCGGCCAGAACACGGTCAACGCGCGCACCGGGATCCCGGTTCCCGGTGGCGACACGCGCGTCACGCAAAGCGGCGCCACGCGCGTTGAGCAGCAGACCGGCGAACCACCCGGTGGCCTCAACCAGACGCCCGGCATTGACCCAGCAGCCCCCGGGGCTACCAATCCGGGGTTGCCCTATGATAACTTGACCGTGCCGAACACCGGCCCTCTGAAGTGATTGGACCGCACGCATGGCATCCGTTCAGATCCCAAATCTGCCCCCTGTAATCTCGCTATCCGGCAGTGAGCAGCTGGAGGTTGTGCAGGGCGGCGTCTCCAGCCGGGCCACAGTTCAGCAGCTCACGCAGGCGGTTATCGGCAACGGCTTCGGGACGAGCCTCGCCCCCATCAGTTACGCCTACATCACCAGCGCCTACATCACGACGCTAACGGTCGCCGGGTCGATCATCGGGCTGAACGCATTCAATGGTGCAACGAACTTTACCGATCTAAGCGGCGGCCTGCAGTTCCAGATCTACCCGTTCCCCGGCGCGGTCAACTACTACGCCGTCGAAGGCAATATCGCGGGCGGCGCGCCGACTCTTTTTGCGCAGGGCTCGGACACCAATATTGACGCCGACATCTCGGCGAAAGGGACAGGCAGCGTCATCCTTGGCAACGGCCTTGGGGTGCTGGCGGAGTTCTCAAATTATAATGGGCTGCCCAACACGAACTGGCCGCTCATTCAATCGGCGCAAGGCGGCTCAGTCGTTTATTCGGCCGGTGGCGGTGCTGCGAACGTCTCAATCATCATGCTGCCCCTCGGGACGGGCGGTTTCTCGGCTGGCCCAGGCCAAACTGTCACAGGCACCAACGCGACGGCGCTGGGCAGCTCGAATAAGGCAAGCGGCTACGCAGCGACCGCGATCGGCATAGCGTGCTACGCGCAGGGGGCCTACTCCCTTTCGACTGGCGCGTATTCCTTTGACAATTCCGTGGTCGGCAAGCGGTCGCATTCGAGCGCGCATCTGGGCTCGGCGCGTGGGACGACGCAGATCTCCGAACAGGTGTTTGCGATCCAGACGACTACGGCAACGCCTGCCACCGCGACGTCTGATGCTGGCGGCGCCTCCGTCAACAACACGATCCAGCTGCAGCCAAATTACAGCGTCGCGAGCCGGATCACAGTCGTCGCGCGCAACACGTCCACTGGCGCCACGGCCATGTGGAAAATTGACGCCTTCTGGCAGGAAGGTGCGACGGCCTCCACGGCGACGCTCGTCTATTCCACCGGCACGGGGGCGCCGCTCGCTTCGACCGGTACCGGCTCGACCTGGACCGTGACGCTCGGAACCAGCACAGGATCTGGCTACGGCTACGTCATTTGCACTGGAGCGGCGGGCGAGACCGTTCGCTGGACCGTGCGCGCCGACAACGTTGAGGTTATGAACGGATGACGACCCCCGCCATTGGCGCAATCCGCTGGGATGCTTGGTACTCCTCCGTCGCCGGCTCGCCTCCAACGCAGAATGCAATCGCGCTCTCCGACGCTGACCTGCAGCCGTATGCGCCCGTCCACTTTGCGCAGACCAATGCCTACACGCTTACGGCGGTTGATGGCACGCAGGCGGTCATCGACAATGAGATCACCAAAGCCGCCGCCAACGGTCTGAGCTATTGGGCATATCTCATGTACGGGCGCAATCCCGGCGATCCGGATTACTCCGGCGCGCCCTACATGATGAACGCGTGGGACCTGCACCAATCGTCAAGCATCAAGAATACGATGCCGTGGTCTGCTATGATGCAGCTCGGCATGATGGGCTCAACCGGAAACTACACCACGCAGGTCAACCAGATGGTGGCCTGGTTCCAGCAGTCGAATTATTTCAAAGTGCTGACAAATCGCCCGCTGCTCTACATCTGGTGGGGCTCGGCCCCGGCAGACTTGGCGACTTATTGGGGCAACTCGCTGGCCAACGTAACGCCCATGATCACGGCTTTGCGCGCCGCGACGGTCGCAGCTGGGCTGGGCACGCCCTACATCGTCATCCTGAACGATCTTGACACATCGGTCAAAACTACGATCGGGGCGGACGCCATTGGAGCCTACAACCCAACCGTCACTGTCACGCCGAACATGACGTGGTCGGCTTATGAAACGGCCGTTGAAGCTTACTGGGCGGCGCAGCTGGCGACTACGTCAAAGTTCATCCCAAGCTGCTCGAGCGGCTGGACCCGCACTGGCGTCTACCGGCGCCCCATGAGCTTCTATCAGTCGATTCGCCCCTGGGTGGGCAACCTCGTGACCGCTGACCGCCCCACGGCGGCTAACCTAAAAGCGCATATCGCCGCGGTGCGCTCTTTCATCGCAGCGCACCCCACGCCGTGCGACGCCAACACGGCGCTGCTCTACGCTTGGGACGAATGCGACGAAGGCAACGGTATCTGCCCCACCATCGGCAACCCGAGCGGCATGGCGCTGGTGTGAGCTTTAGCCATGCCGGTGCTTGTCACTGGCGGCCGGGGCGCGCTAAATGGCTAACGTGCACAACTGGCCTCCGGCCGGGTAAGGATTAATGCTCATGGCGACGGGCCCCACTGCGCTGACGTATAACTCTTACGTGTCGAACATGGCGCTGCTGGCAGTCGTGGCGGATCCAACGGACGCGAACTTCGTCGCGCTGGTCCCGCAGATGCTCAACTATGCTGAGCTGCGGATCCAGCGCGACCTCGACCTGCTGCCGATGCAGACCGCATCCACCTACCAGATGCAGTCTGGCGATTTTCAGATCCAGGTGCCAGTGGCGGATTTCGTCACCATCCAGAGCGTGGTGATCCAGAAGCAGGGCAAGTATTACCCGCTCACGCAGGTGACCAAAGAGTTCCTGCAAAACGTGTTTCCGGACCCCGCTTTCCAGGGGAACCCGCAGTACATCGCGCCAGCCGCCAGCGAAGGCGCTGACACTAACGCTCAGCTGATGGACTACTTCGTCGCGCCAGCAGTGGACGCGGTAGCGACGGCTGCCGTCAGCGGAACGGCGCACGCGAACTCTTTGGCGCAGTGGGCCGGTACGCCGCAAGCTGGCACGTTGCACACATTCATCTCTGCGCAGCTGCCTGACCTGCTGCTGATGGCGAGCATGGTCTACATCTCCGGCTACCAGCGCAACTTCAGCGCCAGCGGCGACGACCCGCAGATGGCGGTCAATTATGAAAAGCAGTACCAGACACTGCTGAAGGGCGCGATGGGCGAGGAGCTCCGCAAACGCTGGCGCGCCTCGGCGTGGTCTGCTGAAGCGCCGTCTCCGGCCGCCTCTCCGAATCGGATGTGACGCATGAAACTTTACGTTTACGAGCACCGGAGGCCAGACCGCGACGAGTGCTTTTACGTCGGGAAAGGGCGCGGCCGCCGCGCTAACAAGCTCAGTGATAAGCGAAATGCCCACCACAAAGCGGTGCAAGCAAAACTTGCAAAATTAGGACTGGCTGTAGAAGTGCGCCTCGTCAAGGGTGGCTTAGCTGAAGCTGTGGCTTTTGCGCTTGAAGTAGAGCGTATTGCTTTCTGGCGCGCAGCAGGCGTCTCTCTCGCTAATAAAACGTGCGGTGGTGAGGGGTCCGCTGGAGCTATTAGGGAATCTGGCTGGAAGCACACAGAAGAAGCCAAAGCTAAAGTGTCCGCAGCCATGGAGGGCAAAAATAGGGCTGGTAACAGACGCGGGGTCCCATGTTCCGAAGAAACGAAGGCAAAAATTTCTGCGGCAAATAAGGGCAAGCGCAGCCTGCTAGGACGCAAGCTCTCTGAAGAAACGCGCGCGAAAATCTCCAAGAGCGTCTCGGAGCGACAGCGCGGGGCTGCCAACCCATTCTTTGGAAAGACGCACTCTGCTGAGACTCGAGCTAAAATTTCTGCAACTAAAAAAGCTGCGAGGGGCACCTGTGAGTCATAGCACACTCAAGATCCAGCCGGGCGTCAACACCAACGAGACACCCGTGCTGAACCAGGCGGCCATCTCGGCGTGCAACCTCATCCGCTTCAAGCCCGACAAAAAGGGCCTAGGGCTCGTGGAAAAGCTGGGCGGCTGGGCGAAGTTCTTTGTGAACCAGATGCCGCTGCTGCCGCGCGCGCTCTGGGCCTGGGAAGATCTGGACGCAGACCCCTTTCTGGCCATCGGCATGGAGAGCCCGAACCATGGCGCCGTCGGCGGACAGAATGCCCTCGGCGTCATGGTCGCACAAGAGAGCGCGAGCGGCACTTACACGGGGACATCGTTCCAAGAGATCACGCCGCTCTTTCTGTACGCTGATGTCGCGGTGAACTTCTCCACATCCGCGGGCAACTCACTAGTCAGCATCTATGATTCGTCGGGCCCGACCGTGACGGTGTTCGACACGGTCTACGTCGCCGAGCAGGTGTCAATTGGCGGCCTGAATCTGTTCGGGCTCTATCCGATCAAGAGCGTGTCAGGCGCTGGAGCCTACCAGATCCAAGCGCTGTCGCTGGTCGGCGCGCCACAAGCCGCGACTGCCACGGTCTCCAACGCTGGCGCTGTCGCCTCGATCACGACCATCTTGGACGACCCGCACGCGACGGTCACGCTGGCCAGCAGCTACAAAAAAGTCGGCGACACCTTCACGGTCCTCGTACCGACCACTATCGGCGGCAACACGTTTTACGGCGACTACGTCGTGGTCGCCGCGGTCGACGCCGACCACTTCACTATCTCCGCCGCGACTTCAGCCACATCTGTGGCGACGGGCTCCATCAATGGCGGCCAGGTCCGCCTTATCTACAGCATCGGCGGCGCTCCAATCTCGGCTGCTACTGGCTACGGCGTCGGCGGCTACGGCCAGGGCGGCTACGGCACCGGCTCAACGGTCACGGTTAACCCGGGGACCCCGACAAACTCCTACGACTGGGCCCTCGGGAACTGGGGCACCACGCTGCTGGCCAGCCCAGAGGGCGCGATTGTAGACGGGGTCCCGCTGTCTGGCATCTACCAGTGGACGCCCGACAGCGGCCAGCAGCAGGCCATCATCATTCCGCAGGCGCCGCCGGTAAACGACGGCTTCTTTGTCGCGATGCCGCAGCGCCAGGTAGTGTGCTGGGGCTCCTCTTTCACCGGCATTCAGGACCCGCTACTTGTGCGCTGGTGCGATGTCAACGACTTCACCAGCTGGATCGCCACAGTCGCCAACCAGGCCGGGTCCTACCGGCTCTCGACAGGCTCGCGCATCGTTGGCGGGCTGCAGACTTCGCAGCAGGGCCTCCTCTGGACAGACATCGGCATCTGGTCCATGCAGTATATCTCGCAGCCATACATCTACGGCTTCAATGAGATCTCGACGGGCTGCGGGCTACTTGCGCAAAAAGGCTGCGGCATCCTGAACGGCGTCGCCTACTGGATCGGCCGCAGCCAGTTCTACCGGCTCGGCAGCGACGGCGTTTCGCCGCTCGACTGCACCGTCTGGGACGTGGTCTTTCAGGACCTCGACCTCGCGAACGCTGACAAGATCCGCTTCGCGGCAAACTCGCTATTCAATGAGGTCTCCTGGTTCTACCCGTCCAAGAGCGGCGGCACAGGCGAAAACGACTCGTACGTCAAATACAACGCTGTGATGGACGTCTGGGACTACGGAAAGCTGGCGCGCTCCGCGTGGATAAACCAGAGCGTGGCGGGGCCGCCGATCGGGACAGACCCCAACAGCTATTTCATCTACCAGCACGAGATCTCACCGGACGCTGACACGCAGCCGATGCAATCGTGGTTCACGACCGGCTTTTTCTCGTTGTCAGACGCCGACGTGAAGACCTTCATCGACGAGGTTTGGCCCGACATGAAGTGGGGCTACTACGGCGGCCAGAGCAGCGCGACGGTCAAACTCACCTTCACCGCTAAAGACTTTCCAAGCGCGGCTGCGGTCAATATCGGGCCCTTCAATTTAAGCGTAAACACGACTTTTATTTCGCCGCGTGTCCGTGCGCGTCTTGTTCAGATCACGCTTTTGAGCGATGACTATGGCACCTTTTGGCGCATCGGCGGCATGCGCTACCGGGGCTCAGCAGACGGGCGCTACTGATGAACGCTTCCCTTTCCGACATCCTGACGGCCGCCAAGAACCTGGTCACGGCCACGAACGACCAAGCGCGGCAGTCGCTACTCCTTGCGGGCACGGAGGTGTTTGCCGGTATCACTGGCACCACAGTGGCTGCAACGGGCCAGGGGCGCATCGTTATGCTCAGCGTCGTGTTGGGCGCCGCTGGTGGCTTCCTTTACGACAACAGCATCCCCGGAACTGGGTATCCGCTCTGCGCGATCCCAGCCACCGCCGGCGTCTACTACATCAATTTGCCGTTTAACAACGGCCTCTTCGTCGCCCCGGGCGCCGGCTCGATCGTCACCGTCAGCTACTCACTCGCGGGGACCGCATAATGCCGCTGACCAAGACGGGATCTAAGGCTTCGGTTGGCAAGAACATTGAGACCGAAATGGCGGCCGGGAAGCCGCAGAAGCAGGCGATCGCGATCGCGCTTGAAGTTGCGCGCCGCGCGCGCGCCGAAGGCGGCGGGTTTCCGGCGCCGCCCGGGCAACGTATCGCGCCAATTACGCCGCCAGGCGACGAGCTGGGGCCGCAGTCGAAGATCCACACCGGCCCGATCCACAGCACAGTCGCCGGCCGCACCGACCACCTTCCAGTCCACGTACCCTCGGGCAGCTACGTCATCCCGGCGGACGTCGTTTCCGGCATCGGCGAGGGAAATACCAATGCAGGCTTCAAAATGCTCAAGCGGGCGTTTTCTGGTCTCCCTTATGCAGCGCGGTCTGCTCAGCCGTACGGACACAAGGGAGGCCCTTATGGCGCTGGATCAGGGCCTTATAATCCGCCTGGTGGACTATACGGCTCTGACGTCGGCGTCGGGCACGCCGCAGGCGGGGCGACCGGTAAAGACGTCAAAGTCGTAGTCGCGGGCGGCGAGTACACGCTCACGCCTGACGAAGTGACGCGCGCCGGCGACGGCGACATGGAACGTGGCCACCGCGTGCTCGACGACTTCGTCAAGCAGATGCGCGCGAAGATCATCAAGACCATGAGCAAGCTGCCTGGGCCCAAACGCGACTAAGGACGGAATGGATGACTGAACCGGTGAAGGTGCGCTACGGCAACCCGAACGACATCTACGGAATGATGGACCTGGCGAAGCTGTGCACGCAGGAAAACGGCCTGCTCAAGCCCAGCATACTGAAGATCCTCGGCGAAATCTGGTCGAGCCTCCACCATGACCACGGCCTCGTCGGCGTCATTGGCGCGCCGGATGCGCCGCTCGAGGCGGCCATACTCCTGCGAATCGATACGATGCCCTATAGCGACGAGAATGTGCTCGCCGAACGCGCCATTTTCGTGCATCCGGACTTCCGTTCAGCTAAAGGTGGCCGCGCAAGCCGTCTCTGTGAGTTTGCCAAGCAAACCTCGGACGCCCTTGATTTGCCGCTTCTAATTGGTGTGCTATCTTCCGAACGCGCGGCCGGAAAAGTTCGCCTATACGAGCGGCACTTTGGTGAACCCAGTGGAGCGTACTGGCTTTACCACGGGACCACTGGCAGCCCGAAGCAAGAAGCGGCGGAGTAACGACTTTGGGCGGAAAATCATCGCAGTCGACGCAGCAGGTTACGATTCCGCCTGAGGTTTTAGCGCGCTATAACGCTGTAAATGCTCAAGCGCAGTCTGTCGCGCAGACGCCGTTTCAGGCGTACTCCAGCGACACGAATGCTTTCGTCGCCCCGCTGACTGCAGAGCAGCAGGCCGGCATGGGCAACGTGAACGCCTACGCCAACTCAGCGCAGCCTGGCATCCAGACCGCAGAGCAGATGACGCAGGGCGCTTCCGGCGCCGCGAATCCGGCTGCGCTCGATAGCGCAGCCATCAACAAATACATGAACCCGTACACGCAAGACGTGACGAACCAGATGTCGCAGCTGATGGGGCAGCAGTTCCAGCAGGCGCAGTCTGGCCAGATGGGCAACGCGATCAAGAGCGGCGCATTCGGCGGCGATCGCGCCGGCGTCGCGGCGGCGGCCCTTCAGGGGCAGCAGGCGCTCGCCTATGGCAACGCAATGGCGCCGGTCCTCCAGCAGGGCTACAATACGGCGCTGGCGACGGGCCAGCAGCAGCAGGGCGTGCAGCTGAGCGCAGACCAGGCCAACCTGCAGCGGCAGATGGCCGGCGCCGCCCAGTACGGCCAGCTCGCCACGCAGGGGCAATCGGCGGGACTTGCCGGCGCGCAGTCGCAAATGGCGGCCGGGCAGACTCAGCAGCAGACGCAGCAGGCTGGCCTCACCGCGCTCTACAACCAGTTCCTGCAGCAGCAGAGTTATCCGTTCCAGACGGCGCAGTTTCTCGCGAATATCGCTGAAGGCACCGGCGCGCTCAGCGGCCAGACCACCACGAGCACGCAGCCATCGAGTTTCTTCTCCGACCGCCGCCTTAAGGAAAATATCAAAAAGATTGGCACGGCCAAAAACGGGCTGCCAATCTACAGCTTCAATTACAAGGGCGACCCGGAGAAGCTCAGCCGCCTCGGCTTCATGGCCGACGAGGTCGAGAAGAAGCACCCGGAGGCCGTTGGCCTCGCCGGCGGCTTCAAGACAGTCGACTACGAGAAGGCGGCGCGCCCGAAGCGCTACGCCGGCGGCCTCGTCCACGAAGACGACTACGGTCAGCATTTCATGCGCGGCGGCTTTGACCAGGGCGGTTCGCCCGACTGGTCGCAGCTGCTCGCGCAGCACGGGTCAATGTACGGCCAGGATCCAAGCGCGCTGGGCGGCGGCGACCCGACTGCGCCGAGCATGCCCGGCCGTGGCCGCAAGGCCATTCCGCTGACGCCCCCTGCGCAGCACCACATGCTGCAGCCGGCTCCAATGCCGAAAGAGCCGCAGGGCGGCGCTGGCCAGATCATGAACGAAGCCAAGGGCCTGATTGGCCTCGGCAAGGATGCGAAGGGCCTCTACCAGGGCGCGAGCAAGGCGCTCTCGGGCGGTGACACGCCGCAAGCGCCATCCGCACCGTCGGCTGCGGCTCCCCCGCCGGCTGACGCGCCCGCGGCGCCGGCCGATTCCGCCCCCGCTCCGGCTCCCGAGCCCGCCAAGGCTGCCGACGCCGGCGATCTTGGCTTGGCTGGTGGCGACGCCACGCAAGTGGCTGGGATCCTTGATGACCTCCCGTCGTTCGGCAACCGCGGCGGCCTCATGCTGGCCGCGGGCGGCCTCGCCGAAGGCGTCAGCGGCCCGGCGGACCTTCTGGCTCCGACGGCCGATTACACGCAGGGCCTGCACGAGGCGCAGGACGCACTGAAGCGCGGCGCAGAAGTGCAGCAGGCGCAGTCGCAGCGGCTTGCCGGCCTCGGCATCTCGACGTCTCCGGACATCACGCCCCTCGGGCAGGCGATGGACAACCAGGGCGTCTTCCACTCGATGCAGACCTACGGCGGCCCCGGCGCTTATATCGCCGCGCTGCAAAACCTGCCGAGCGGTTGGGGTGGCCCGTATGCGCGCGGCGGCCTCGCCGGCGACCGCAATCACTTCAGCGCTGGCGGCGCAGGCTCGACCGACACGACCGGGAAAGACTCGGGCGACCCGGAGGGCATCTACGATGCGCCCGGCGGCGTCGACATTCCGAACGAGAACCCGAACGCCAAGCTTCCCGACCCGCCGAAACAGCAGAGCAGCGGCTCCGGCGGCTCCGGCATCGGCAGCGCACTCGGCCTAGTCACTTCTTTGATCGGCTTGTTCGCCGCGGGCGGCGCCGTGGGCGACCGCCGCGGCCTGGCTGGCGGTGGCGAAAGTGACCTCGGCCTGCCGGGCGTCGGCGACCAGGACCCGACTGGCGGCGCGGTGCTCGACTTGCCGCCGGATTACGGCGTCGTGCATGTGCCGAAAGAGCAAGCGGCTATTCCGGGCGACCAGGCGGCCAAACTGGCTACCTATGCCGACGCGCGCGAAGCTGGCCTTGCGCCGGCGGCTGCAGGCGCGATCGCCAAAGAGCAGCCGACGGCGCTTGCCGCCGCGCCCACCGACCGTTTTGAGGCGCCGGCCGACACGCAGACCGCGCAAGGCGCTTTCGAGAAGCCTTCCAGCTTCGGCGACCTGCACTACAACATGCAGGATGGCGCGTACCCCGGCTCCGATTTTAGCCTCGCGCTGGCCAGGCATGCTGGCGTTGCGCCGGCGGCTACCGACGTCCCGCTGCCGCCGGAGCGCCCGACGGATCTCGGCGGCGTCGCGCCTGTGGAACTCCCGACCCTTGCGCAGCAGCCGGAGCCGAACCCCGTCGTGCGCGCTGGCAACGCGGTCAGCGGCGCGCTCACGCAGGGCGTCGAAGGCGCTGGCAGCGCAGTGAAAAACGCAGGCACGGCAGTCAGCGGCGCTATCACTGGCGGCATCCACGCTATCCTCGGCCACGAGGAAGGCTTCCGGGCGGCGCCCTACCAAGATGGCAAAAACGGGCCCCTCGCCATCGGCTACGGCTCGCATACGATCATGGACGCCAACGGCAACATGCGCCCGGTGCAGCCGGGGGACCGCATCTCGCAGCCGGCTGCGCAGGCTTTGATGGACCAACGCCTAAAGAGCGAGTTTATCCCGCAGGCGCAGCGGCAGATCGGCGCTGCGTGGAGCAGCCTGTCACAGCGTGCGCGCGATGGCATTGCTTCCGTTACCTACAACTACGGCCATGTGCCCGGGAACGTCGTTGCGGCGGCGCGCACCGGGGACGATGGCCAAATAGCGAACGCGATTGCGTCGCTTCTTTCCAACCCCAAGCGCCGCGCGCGCGAGGCTGCGTATGTCAGCGGCCAGCCGGTCAGCGCCTATCAGGCAAACGCGGGAGGCGATGCCGTGGATTCGAGTGATGCTTCCAGCGCGGCCCGCGTGGCGCGCCAGGTGAACGGCGTGAGCGCGCGCGACTTCAAGAACGATGCCTCCGATAATAGCAACAGCAACGGTCCGGGCCCCCTTGATCAAATTGGTGGAGCGATCGGCGGCGCAGGAAAAAAGGGCGGTGACTGGTTCGGCGAGAACCAGAACTGGCTGATCCCTCTTTTGACCGGTGTCGGCACGATGGCGTCTTCGAACAGCCGCTACCTCGGCTCGGCCATCCTGCAGGGCCTCGGCGGCGGCGCGCAGGCTTACGCGCAGCAACAGCAGAATCAGGCGGATCTGGCCCAGAAGCAGGCGAACACTGGCGCTACAAACGTGGGCACCGCGCAAGGCGCGCAGCAGATCGCGCAGCACGCGCTCTTCAGCCAAGGCGGCCACAATTACGTGCAGTTGGCGGATGGCTCTTTCCAACTGGCCGAGACTTGGCTGGCGGACGGAGCCAACGCGAAGCCCCTAATGGGCGGCGCGGCGGCCGCGACGGCTGTTCGCAGTCTGCTCAAGCCCAGCGCCCCGCTCGGCGTGCCAGCCGGCGCGCCCGCGCCCAGCGCGCAAGCGGCGCCACAGGCTCCTGTGCCTCCGGATCCGCATCGCGACCCGATTACCGGCGGCTCGCCTGCCTTCGCGGCTCCCGGCGGATCCGGCGTTGCGATGCCTGGCGCTGCTCCGGCCCACAGCGCTCCAGCCCCCGGCGGCGCTGCTCCGCAGGCTGCGCAGACGCCCACGGGCGTCGGCCACTTTGGCGCGCAGCAGGCCGATACCGATTACCGGAACGGCTTGCTCAACCCGAGCATGACGCACTCGCACAACCCGCTGTCGCAGCAGGTTGAAGGCAACGTCATGGGCCGCTACAGCGCGGCGGTCGCCAACGGCAACCAGCTGAACCAGCTGGCGGCACAGATCAATGCCATGCCCGGCGACGGGCCGCTTGCCGGCGGCCCGCTGAACGCTTTCCGCGCGCACTGGCTCGGCCTTGTCAACGACACGCTGCACTCGATGAAGCTCCCCGAGGTGGTCTCTCAGGCCGACATAGATACCGGCGTGGCGTCGAACAAGATTTCGCGGCTGCTCACCCTCGCGCGCACCCAAGGCGCTGACCAGCATTCGCTCGGCGCGCTTCAGGATCTGTCACAAGCGGTTCCTTCGACGCAGATGACCAAGGCGGCGGCCAATAAGGTGCTGGCGGGCGAATATGTCAACAAGCAGATGGACATCGACCGCGCCAACTATCTGAACCAGTACAAGCAGCGCGTCGCGGCAAAGAGCAACGGCGCGCTCTCGGACAACTATCTCGCGCAGAATGCGATGAACCAGTTCGACAAAGACCACCCGAACGATATGCAGTATCTGAAGGAAAAGGCGGCGATGGAGAAGCTGCTGAATGCGAAGAAGGGCAGCGAATCGCTTTTCCCGCGCATCGTCGGCGGCGACTATAACCAGCACCTCGGCGAGTTTGAGAAGCGCCTGGAAGCCCCGGGGATTTCCCGCTACCTGCACAATAACTGAGGCGCGCCATGGCTGACGTGAACGCTGACCCTCTTGCCGACGTTACTTTCGGCGACGCGCCGGCGCAGCAAGCGGCCGACCCGCTCGCCGGCGTTTCCTTCGGCGATGCGCCGCCTGCGCAGCATGACACGCCGCTCAGCGGCGTGACTTTTGACGCTAACCCGGCACCCGTAAGCACTCCGGCTGCAGAGCCTGATTACGCCAGCATGGGCCTCGGCACCGCGCTCGGGAAAGGCATCCTAAGCACGCCAGCAGCAACCGGGACGCTCGCTAAAAACCTAGTCGGCGGCGCTCGTGACGCAGCCGCCGGTATGCTTACGACCGGCGAGCTTCCCGGCGCTGGCCTGGTCAAGGCGGGCGACGCTTGGGTTGATAAAAACGTGCCTGGCGCGCATTGGCTGAACGAAAAACTTGGCTACGCGGCTCCCGCGACAGACGCTGACTACGCGGCCGCGACGCAGCCGCTCAGCGACCTGGCCCAGAATTACAAAGACCGCTACGGCAGCATGGCGGGCTTCAAGAAGACGCTGGCGACCGACCTACCCGGCATGGCTCTTGACGTTGCGAGCGTCGCAGACCCGGCGCTGCGGATAGGCCGAGGCGCTGGCCTCGTGGGCAAGGCGGCTGACGTCGCGGCGCCAGTCAGCGAAGCGCAGATCGGCGAGCGCCTCCGCGACGTAGCGAAGGCCAGCGCGGATGCGCGCTCTGCCGCTTATGACGCGGCGTACTCGACCCCTGGCAACTTTCACCCGCTGGCTGGTATCCCGATCTGGCAGGAGGCCGCGGACGCCGTTAAAAGTGATCGTAATTTCCCGAAGACCATGGGCGAGCTGAACCGTAGCCCCAACTTGGTGAACGTCAAGAACGCCATCTTGAACCTGCAGGACCACATCAACAACTTCGACCCGCGGAGCCTTGACATGGCCTCCATGGAGAATATCCGGCGGGGCCTGCGCACGTTTGCCGACGGAGCTAACGGCAATGAAAAACACCTGATCGGCAAGCTGATTGAGGGCTTCGATAACGGCGTGGCGAAGGCAGCGTCGCACCCGGGTCTCTTCTCCGGCGACGGCGCTGCCGCGACGAAGGCGATGGCAGACGCACGCGACGCGCATGTCAGCCACATGAGCGCCTTCGGCAACAAAGCGCCGCTTGCAGTCAAGAACGCGGTGAAGGTGTTCGGCGACGACCTTAGCGCCGCGGGCCCCGACGAATTTCAGCGCGCTGGCGTGCAGCTCCGTGGCGGCCTTACGAATGAAGGCGGCGGCGCGCAGCTGCACAGCCACCTCACCGGCGTCGGCGTTCCGGAAGAAATGCTGAACCCCTTCCTACAAGAGCGAATGCTGACCGGGTCCAATGCGCAGGTAGCCAAGAACCTGGGGGCGCCGCAGGCGCAGAAGGCTTTTGGCGATGACCTGGCGCGAGCCCGCAAGCTGGCTGCTCAGCATGCGGCGCCAGCGGCGCAGACGCGGCCGGTAATCAATGCGCTTGCGGAAACGGCCCTTACGGGTTTTGGCGCCACACACGGGCCCGTCGGCGCGGTCATGGGCCACTACGCCAAGAAGGGCCTCGAGGGCCTCTTGCCTGGCGTGCGCGCGCCGGCTCCGATGTCGCTTTACGAAAAATTCGCAACGCCCAAGTCGACGATGACGCAGACTGCTGCACGGGGCGTCCCCTACGCGCCGCTGGCTGCGAGCATCAACGCTACTGAGCGCGAGCAGCACGCGCGCGGCGGCAAGGTTGGTGGCCACCAGCATCTGGTAAACCGTTTGATGCGCGGCGTGGACGCCGCTAAGAAAGCGGAGCAGACGCGCACGTCTGTCCTGCTGCAGCAGCCTGATGAAATGGTCGCCAAGGCGCTCAATACAGCACATGCGGCGATTTAACCGTGGCCGCGCATCTCGGCAGCAAAGCCTTTAAAGGCAAGGATTGTGACGACGACGAAGCCCATGGGCGGAGATACGGCCCAAAGGACACAGACGCCGACAGCCATCAGGAGCAGTCGCATAATTTGGGGCACCCTTTCTTCAGCTCCCTATATACACCGTGGCGTATTCGCCTGTCAAACTTGAGGAACACCCAGCATGGCGACCACAAACAAAGACCTGGCGCTCCCCGCCTACAGCTCGCCCGGCTGGAACACCCCACTAAACAGCAATTTCTCGATTATCGACGCTTCACTGGGCTCGACGCAGCCCATCAACTTGTCAGGCTTCGCCGGCGGCTACCTAGCGCTGACCCCGACATTCCCGATCGTCTCCAGCCCGATCACGTCTGCCAGCTATTTCGCGCTGCGCCTCGGCGTCTCTGGCGTCATGACGGCCGATACAACCATCCTTGTCCCCCTCGGCGTCTCTGGCGTGTGGATTGTCGGACGCTACACGACGGGCGCCTTCAACCTCTACATGCAGGGCGCTGGCGCGGGTAATATTGTCGCCATACCAAGTGGCGTGGAAACGTTGGTCTGGAGTGACGGCACGAGCGCGGTCATTGTGTCCCCGCAACCGGCCGTGATGCAGCTGCCCACCGTCGGTGACTATAAGTTTAACGCAGCCGGGTACTCTGTGCTGCCTGGCTACATCATGTGCGACGGCCGTGCGGTCAGCCGTTCAACGTATTCTGCACTCTACGGCGTCATCGGCACGACCTACGGCGCCGGCGACGGCTCGACGACTTTCAACGTGCCCGACGCTCGCGGCCGCGTGCTTGCGGCCGCAGACAACATGGGAACCGGTAGCGCTGGGCGCCTGTTCAACTGGAGCCTCGGCGTCGCCGGCGGCGAATCCACGCACGCGCTGAGCGGAGCAGAGAACGGCACGCACAACCACGGCGACTATGGCCACAGCCACGCTGACGCAGGCCACAACCACGGCGTCTCGGGCAACTCAGCGACTGCAGGCGGCTCCGGCGCTGCACTTGGCGTCGGCTGGTCTTTTGGGCCGATCAGCGCGACGGGGGTGGGGAACGCCAATATCCAGACGAGCTACGCGAACATCTCGTACTCGGGCAGCGGCAGCCCACACAACAACGTGCAGCCGACGATGACAGCCTACGTCTTTATCTACGCCGGCGTGTAATCGCGGAGGCCCCGCGACGGCGTCGCCTGCTTCGCAGCAGCGATGGCGGCGCGGCGCCGCGATTCTGCTGGGCTCACGTAGTAGAGGCTGTGGTGGTGTGGGCAGTAGGAGCTATCACTCTTCCGCTGCGCTCCGCAGTAGCGGACTTCTTGAAACGGCGTCTTGATGATCGAGCGGCAGTGGTGCGCGGCAAGCTGCAGGAGCGGCACGCCGAGGGGCGCGTCAGCCTTGACGGCCACGTGCTCGACTTCGATGCCGGCGATCGGAAGGATGGCCGGCGGACGCCGCGGCTTCAAGCCAGACATCTTGATGCCCGGGTTGCGCTCGACGCGGATCCCGCGATTGCGGAGCCGGTAGACAATGCCTTGCACGGTGCTGCGTGTCATCCGCAGCTGGTCTCCTATTTCCCGCCCTGTTTTCCCGGACCCCCAAAGACGTACGACTTCTAATTCGACTTGGCTGAGTTTTGGGGCTTCCACTAGTCACTTTCCTTCAGGGCGTTCGCAACGTCACAGACGAAGCGGCTGTTGATCTTGGCCATTTGAATCATGGCGTGCTTGCGGTCATAGCAGTGACAGTCGGCCGCGTGCCGGTCGCCGTCATTGTCTGGGAGGAGCATGCAATGCGCGCTGGCGCAGGGGGTGAGGATCTTAAGATCGTGGGCCCGGCGCTCAGTTGCGCAGCGGATCCACTCTGTGGCGCTTGGCTTGTCCATAAGGGCTCCGGTTTGCAAGTTTCGGGCCTCCGGCGGGGCTGCGCAACAACCCTGATCGCCGGAGGCCCGTTCGCTTTCGTGGACGGGGATGAATCGCCCACGCCTGTCATTCTCAGGGACGCAAAGCCGTGATGAAGAGCCTAACAAGCGCTACGGCGCCGATGCCGGTGAGGCCAAAGATAAAGCGCCAGGTCCACTGGCGGACCCGCAGCGCACGCCGCGCTTCCCGGCGCGCCGCTGCAACCCATATATCTTCCTGCATCACCCGATTCTCACCTTGGAGCCGAGCAACTCGCTTGCTTCGTTGAAGTTATCGATGACGGCCTGGTTCAAGTCAATATCTTCCTCGTTAGCCAGCAGATCGAGGTAGGTGGCGACGTCCGCCATCTCTTTGGCCAGGTCGGCCTTGGTCGCGCGCTTGCCCGGGTGCCCGAGGCGCTCGCGCTCAATCTTCTTGATGATGTTGCAGGCCTCGCCGACTTCGCCGGCGAGCGCAGTAGCCCAGTAGAGCATGCCGAAAGGGCGCCCTCCGTAGATCTCCTGCTGCCTGGCGATGTTGGCGTGCCGCAGGCTGGGGCAGTAGTGGATAGGGTCTTCAACGGGCTGCTCGCCATCGCTTACGGTAGTGATAGCCTGCCGCAGGACGTTGAACGCCCGCTCTTCGGAGATGCCGAGGCCGGTAGAAAACGCGGCCACGATCTTTTTCACTTCATTGTGGTCCATATTGGTTCCTTAAACGGCTGCGCCGGGCTGGAGGGCTTTGCTGAGCGCGTCGAGGTCGACCGCAACTTCGGACTTGGGCTCGGGTGCGGGCTGCTCGAGGCCCGGCTGCGGCACCGTCGGGAACGGCCGCGTCTGAGGATCTTTGAACTGCAGCGTCGGCTCAGGCACCTGGAAAAGCGGCGACGCCTTTTTTAGGTTCTCCTCCGCATCCGCTACCGCGTTTTTCCATGCGAGCGCAGACTTCTGGTCACTGGCGCCAGCAAACTCGGCCGCGAAGGCCAGGTAGTTGATGCCATCCTCGTAGTGGTCGATCACGTCGCGCCCGGTCGGAATGCGGGACAGCTTCACGGCGTGCAGGATCATGACGATGTCGTAGGCTGTCAGCGCCTTGCCGAGAACCGTGGAGGCGATCGTTGCAGCCCGTGTGTAAGTGTCGAGCGGACTGCCGTACATTTTCGTGCGCTCCTGCAGCGTACGCGTGGTCTGCAGCAAAATTTCGGTGTGGTGTGTCACTTTTGGGCTCCTGCTTGTCTGATCAGTCGTTTGGCGAGCGTTACCGCGCTCACTCGGCTGCGCCAGTCCGATGCGGATCCGGCGCAGACGATTAATGGGAGCCCGGGGGCCCGAACTTTGAAGTGCTTCTTGGTCTGCTCGAAAGTCGGCTGATAGCCGGCCGATCGGAGAACCTCGAGGGTGGCCGAGACGGCCTCAGGGACGCGCGGCATTAGCGCACGAGGCCACAAGAGCCGGTGTCCGCCGCATAGTCGCTGGGATCCCAGGCCATGCAGTCGCTGCCGACGCAGGAAAGCAGGCTCTTCCGCGTCTGCGTCCGCGTCTGCGTCCGCGTCCGCGCGTGTTCCTCGTTGGTGCTGCTGGAGAAAGTGGCGCCTCGATTTGTGAGCGCGAAGTAGTTCTGGCTCTCCGCGGCAATCTGCACGAAGGGGCACCACTTTTTCCGCGCGTCTGCTTCTTTGATTCGACTGGCCATGCTGGCCTCCTGCGCTGTTTTCACGTCCCCACGCTAGGATGCCCGTATTCGCCTGTCAACTATTAATCGAGCTGAAACTTGAAGCGGAGCCCCTCGATCTCAGTGGTCGTGCGGCAGATCACGTAAGTGCCGCCATTGGCTTCCCAGGCAGCCTGGAAGCCTTCTTGGTCATCTGACTGCCGGCCCTTCCGCTTTTTCAGCTCGACCGCGAGCGCGAGGCCCCGGCAGTACAAAATGAAATCGGCCACGCCTGCGCGCACGCCAAAGCGCTTCAGCTTCTCGGCCGTTCGCTTGTCGCGCTTCTCGCCGTTCGGGACGTGGAACCAGACCGTGGTCCGCAGCACCTTCTTGAAGTGGAAGGCGGCGAACGTCTGCAGCTGGTCCTCGGTGAAGTCCTCAGCTACGCTTGGCAAGGAACTCATCGACGGCCGTCTGGATGACATGGGAGACGCTGTTGAAGCCAGCATTGCTGCGCCAGAGCAGGCGAATCGCGTCGCGCTTCTTCGGCGACATCCGCACGGTCATCACGACCATCGGGCCTTCATTTGTGGGCGCCGGAACAAACGGCGGCATCTTTAATTCTTCGTGCACTGCAAACCTCCAGGTGCTTGCGTTTTGAAGACTCTAAGTGCATCGTATGCGCCTGTCAAATTTCAGCGGAGCAGCCTTGTGAATTTTATCGTTCCGGAGGAGCAGATCCTTACTGTCGAGCTCCGGCCCCACCAGATAGAGGCCGTTGAGGCCCTCGCCACCGCCGCCGAGCAATACGCATACGCCGAGATGTCCGTCGCCTCCGGCAAGTCGCTGGTGATGGCGGCGCTGGCCAAGCGCGCGCTGCCGCAGACGCGCGCGCTGATCATCGCGCACACTGAAGACCTCGTGGAGCAGAACGCCCGGGCGTGCAGATGGCTCGGCCTCAAGCCGGCCATCTGCAGCTCCGCGCTGCGGGAGACGGCCGTCTATGGCCACCTGACCGTGGGGACCATTGGCACGATCGTGAAGCGCGTCGATTACTTTAAGAACGTGGGCGTCGTCATCATCGACGAAGTCCACCGCGCGCGCATGGAGGAGAACAAAGACGGCTCGGCCTCCCAGTACCTGAAGTTGAAAGAGGCGCTCCCAAACGCCTGGTTCCGGGGCCTCACCGGCACTGGCTGGCGCGAAGACGGAACCGGCTCGCTGGAGCACTCGTTCGGCGCGAAGGTCTTCGAATACGGCTTTGCGCAGGCGCTGGAAGACGGCTTCGTCAAGCCGCTGCGCGCCGTGGCCGCCAAGGCGCCGGCGATCGACACCAAGGGCCTGAAGACCAACTCCGCCGGCGAGTGGTCGGGAACAGAGCTCACGAATCGGGGCGTCGCGCTGGCCCCCGCGCACGCGGCCGCCTTTCTGGACGCCAT